GTTCTCCTTCACCAGACGCTGCCTGACTCCCTCATCATCTTTGGAAGTCTCTATTTCAGAAAGCTTCTTATTCAGGGCATCATACCTTTCATTCTGGTGATTGATCTTTGCAACCACTTCATCCATCTGAGAAATGAGTGCTTTCACATACTCAGACTCTTCCGGAATCTGTTTCTTGACGTTATTCAGCTGTTCCAGAACTTCCTCATATAATCGTCGCATGGTAATAGGTTTTTCCCCTTTGTCCATAACCTCCTTAATTGTCTGAACAGGTACACCCTTTTCATAAAATTCAAGGGACACCTGCATCTGATGAACCGAATACTTGGTATTCTTGATAATATCAATCACATCTTTTGGAACATCCTTGTGCAGACATTCCGATAAAATCTTCATCTGTTCAATGTCGTATGACTTATTGAGATAAAGGCTGATCTCCTCTCCGGTATAAATAATGCCCTCTTCCTCGTTCTCCCGCCCATGACACATGACAGAGTCGATGTAGGCGCCGGGGTTTGCTCCGGCCAGCACAAGGCTGACCTCTCTGATCGCGCCGTGCAGAACATCCGCCCCCTGCTGCTTGAGCTGGTTGGCATAAATACTCAGCGCGGATACGTCGCCGTGCTCCACAAGAAGCTTGGCGTTGCGGCCGGATTCCGTTTCGTTGAATGTGCAGTAGGCGTAAACGCCGTCCTCACGGTTCTCCAGCAGCGCATGGCCCAGAACATTCATTGCATCGTTGTGCTGATGGTTCCAGACCAGCGGGACCGTCTGCCCGTCATTGCTCTTGAATGCGTCCTTGCGGATCGTGCGTCCATCGGAGCATTTCAGATCGTTACGGGTAGCCCAGCCACTGAAATCGTACCTCATTTTGAATTTCCTCCTTCAGTTTGGTTGTTGTCGGTCGTTTCTTCAGTCGGCGCTTTCGCGGCTTCACTTCCGTTCGCTTCGCTCACATTTCTGTTCCGTAGCTCGTCTGCCTTGGGGTCTGCGGACGGTTTCAGACCGATAATCTGGCGCATCTCATTGGGCGACAGGATCTCGTTTCTGGTGAATTTGTCCGCAATCTCGGCCAGCTCGGATACCGGGACCAGCTTGAACGGATCTCTGAAGAATGCGATCGACTGGAACTGCGACCGGGCAGTTTTGGTGAGAAACTTTCGTTTCATTTCGTCAGCGATGGCTGATACGAAGGGCTCGATCGTCCGGCTGTAATAGTTCAGCATCGTCTTGTCGTCGGCCGTTCCATCCATGATCTCCTGAGTGATACCCAACTGGCTGTAAAGCATACTCGTCAGGTATTCGATCTGGTGCATCAGGTTGTTCTCGACCGAACGGTTCAGTTGCGTGATGCGCTCTGTACCATCGGTATAGGCGATCCCGTACTTTGACCCGGACAATTGGTCTTCGATATCCTTACGGCGTTTTTCAGCCTGTTGACGTCTTGCGTCGGTCTTGATGACATAGGGGAGCTGGATAATCAGGTCCAGCTTTCCGCTTCCGCTCTGCTCGTCGATCACATCCAGAAGTGCCAGCTTCCTTGCCAGACGCTGCATGGTTGAGTTCGGCTCGTTCATCACGGCGAACAGCGGGTTTTCTACAATTCCGATCTGGCTTTTGGGGAGCATGATCTCTTCCTTATTGCCCGTTCGGTCGTTGTAGATACGGACCCGCACATACTGCGGATACCACTCCAGGATCTTACCGGGTCGCATGGTGGTGATCTCGTAGGAGCTGCTTACGGTTGGATCAACCGTAGTGTCCACGGGAACGATCGCCACCACGCCCTCGTCCATCATAGACATGGCAATGTCCTGCACAAAGCCTCTTCCTGTCTGGTCGAGGTTGGCCTCCAGTGTCAAACACCGGTTTAATCCGGAGTCCATAGCAGAAAGAAAGCGACCGTTCGCATCCAGCCTCACATGCTGAATGGAAATAGCCGCAACGTCCATGGCGATTCGGTTGTAAACGCTGGTGATGATGGAGCGCTCGTTTCCCCTCGTCAGTCTCGGCCGATCCGGACGGTAGGAATAGCTTGCACCGTGATCCGCAGTGCGGTAGGTAGGCGACCGGTTCATGAAGGCATTCCAGGCATGTTTCAGCCGGCTGCCAAACGATTCATCCATTGCTTCACCACCTCTTGTAAAATGGATTTTGTCGTAAAACAAAAAAATCCCGCAGGCCGGTTATGACCTACGGGAAAAGACTGGGTTATTATTTGCTGCCCTCTTTCAGTATCTTGCTGCCAAGCTCCTCGGTGATTTCAACACCCGGATGCTTTTTCGCATAGTCCATGATCGGGGCGGCCAAGCCATCATCCATCATGGGGCTGCAAATCAGCATCTTCTTAGGCTTCCGAATGCTAAGGACAATACCAACCAAGCTGGCTGCAAGTCCAGCATATGGAATATACCGAAGAAAATTCCGGTTCATAGCAATGCCTCCTTATTTGTAATAATTATCGAGAATTTGATCGTATGACAGATTTGTTTCGGGGTGCTGCTTGCGGTATTTCTGTACGATCTTGTCGTTCTCCTGCCCGTGAAGGGCTTTCTGTCCAACGGCAACCAGCCCGGCAGAACCAGCAATTCCAGCAGCAGAAGGCGCCAACGATTTTACGGTAATGTCCATAATTCCTTTGGAATAAGCCTTCTGAATTTCTTCATGACCGACTTCCCGAACGCTGTTCACCGCAGCTTTAGATGCCGCATTAAAAGCAATCATCGGTTTGGAACTCATATAGCCGCTGTATTTCTTGTCGTTTACATCCATGATAGCATCATATCCGAGAGATTTCAACTTATTGTAAAACCCGGAATTAACGGCAGAAGAAGTTGGTAGATTGTGGTCCACCAGCATCAAATTCAGCGCATTATAGACCTTTCCGTCGATCTTGCCTTTTGACAGGGATTTCAGACCCTCGCGGACAACACGATTTTGCTTATCGGAAGCATAGCGTCCAACGGAGTCGGACAGATGTTGCTCTAAAGTCTTCCGATACGAAGCATCCTGACTCACCAAATCGGACAGAGCTTTTGTTGCAGACTTTTCGGACGCCACTTTCATGGCCTGGTTTACTCCGATTTTGGTTTCATAAACCTTTCGCCCGCTGTTCTCGATCTGCATACCGTAAAGGCCGCGATACTTGGTATTGTCCCCCTTTGTCATAGAGAAATAGAATGCATCCGAAACGCCCTTATTGCTGTTGCCTGACATATTCTGCAACTCGGTTCCAGCTTTGATAAACTTATCGACTGTCTTATCGTACTGCTTATATGCAACATAAGCAGTTGCGGCGGCAATCGTTACACCGGCGGTAGCGGCAATAATCTTCTCGGTCCTAATGCGCTTATAGGCTGCAACAGCGGCTTCCTCTTCTGACATTCCTTTCGACCGATACTCCTCTTCAAGCTTTAACCGATGCTTAGACTTCTCCTTGGTTTCTGCATTCAGCTTTTCCTTGACTTTTTCGGAGCTCAGTTTTTCTTTGGCCCAGTCGACTCGATTGGTCGCCTTCAGCAAATCATTTGTTGCCTTTTCGTTATAGACCATTCCGCCAAGAGTCGCCTTGTTGTATGCGGCTGCGGCGGCCGCCTTTTGCTTCTTTGCTTGCTCGACATTAGCTGTTGCTCCGCCGATATCTGTGTCATATCGCTTCCTGCCCGCGGAAGTCAGGCTGCCGTCCTTGTTCTGATAACGGCGAACGCCCCACTTCATGCCGAGAATTCCATGGTGAGAAAGTTGGTTCACACAGTACCCCCCCCAACAATTTAGTGATTATTCAAATGCGTCCCGGTTTGCCTTGAATGCAATATAGGCATCCATCATTGCGGCCACCGAGTCGATCTTTTCCTCATGCCGCTGCTTGAGCAGCTTGCGGTTTCCGTTGGTATCCTCCATGGCGATGCAGTTTCCCATGGCAAAGGTCATCAGCTCCTGGTCAAAGAGCAGCATCCGCTCCTCCGCCAGCTTCTTCAGTTCGCCCAGAGGGACTGACTCTGTCTTAGCGCCCTGAATGACCTTTTCAATCCCAAACGAGCCGTTTTCCTGCGCCCACCGCTCGATGAATTCCTTGGCATTATAAGGGTCGTATCCGATGCAGCGCACATCGAATTGATTCTCCTCGATAAACCGGTCAAGGTCGTCGTAGACATCCATCATGTCAAGCACCGTTCCGTCCAGCACGATTAAACTACCTTCGTGCATGAAATCGTCGTACTTGCTCCGCAGAGCCAGCGGAAGCTGCATCAGCGTCAGCGAGGAAATGTAGTTGATGGTCTTCACACCAAAGCTTCCGCCGCGAAGCGGAAACAAAAAGGTGAACGCGCAGAAGTCGTCGCCTCTGGAAAGGTCGCATCCGATCGCGCATGGCATTCCGTAAAACCGCTGTATCCGATGCGGCAGGGTTTCCTCATAGGTGAAGTAGTAGGTATAGCCCTCCATCGGAAGACCAAAGCGCTTGGCAAGAATGTCGTTTCTCGCCGCAGGCGCCTTTTCCGCTCGCTCTACATCCAACTGATAAACCTCATAACTTACGGTCTTTCCGATGTTCGGATTGGCCTTGAGCCACATATCAGGGTCGCCGACTTCATCAATGGAGTCGATTTGGCCAAAGCA